CGTCACTAGCGCCAGTAAATGTCACCAGCTCGCTTTACAATATCTACGGCGTTGCCGGTATTACAGCTTCTCGCGTTGAATTTATGTCAGTGCCAACATGCGCTCGCGCTCGCAACATTATCTCGTCAAGTGTTGCTTCAATTCCGCTCAAAGTGCGCACAAAGCAAGACGGCGCAAGAGTTGAGACACCGCCAAAATGTATTAACCAACCAGATCCACGCGTGCCGGGCTTTGCGACTTACGCATGGCTTGCAGAGGATTTGCTTCTCTACGGTTACGGCTACATGAGAATTTTGGAAATTTACGCTGACACATATCGAATTCGCAGCGCAGAACGTATTGACCCAACACGCGTGACAATTAAAACAAATGCTAACGGCACAGAGATTGAGTATTACTGCGTTGACTCAATACCTGCACCATACGAAGGCGTTGGCAGCCTTGCAGTTTTCTACGGCGTAGATGAGGGAATTCTTAATCGTGCCGGTCGAACAATTAAAGCTGGGGCAGAACTAGAACGCGCTGCGACAATGTACGCGCGCGAACCAGTGCCAACAATGGTTTTGAAATCTAACGGCACAGCATTGCCAGCAGATCGCATTGCTAAGTTGCTTGAGTCTTGGGGTCAAGCTCGTCGCAATCGCTCAACTGCGTTTCTAAATGCTGACGTTGAATTGCAGACGCTTGGTTTCGACCCTGAGAAATTACAGCTTAATCAAGCCAGATCCTACGTATCGACAGAGCTTGCCAGAGTCACTGGAATTCCTGCTTATTACGTGGACGCTGAGTCTGGATCGAGCATGACATACAGCAACGCAACTTTGGCGCGTCAATCGCTCCTGGACTTTTCACTTCGCCCAATCATGACGGCGATCGAGGAACGCTTGTCAATGACAGGCATGCCAAATGACTTTGTACCGGCAAGCCAAGAAGTTAAATTTGATTTGGACGATTACTTGCGCGGATCTGCAAAAGAACGTGCAGAAGTGTACAAAATTCTTTACGACATTGGCGCTTTGACTTCAGATGAAATCCGACTAGAGGAAGAAATGATCAGATGACATACAGCATACAAAAACCAATCAAAATGGACTTTTCAATTAAAGTCGAAGCTGCGGATTTTCCAAAGCGTGAATTGTCTGGTCGCATTGTGACGTGGAATGAGGAAGGCGTCACCAGCTCTGGATCAACCATGTTTCAAAAAGGTTCGATTACTTTAGGCGAAACAACAAAACTTTTGCTCGAACACCGCCGCGAGTCTCCAATCGGTTTTCTTAAAAACTACACCGAGGACGACGAAGGAATTTATGCAACGTTTTCTATCGGCAACACCACCGCCGGATCTGACGCGCTAGTCGAAGCGTCAACTGGTCTGCGTGACGGTTTTAGCGTCGGAGTTATTGCACAAAAATATAAAAACGTTGACGGCGTTTTAGTAGTTAGCGCAAGCGCGCTTAAAGAGGTTTCATTAGTCACAGATCCAGCCATAGCTTCGGCGAAGGTTGAAATTGCAGCTAGTGAGAACAACAATTCTGAGTCCGAAGTGGAAGCAGATGAACAACCTACAGAAGGAGACAAGCAAGTGGAAACACCTACAACCGTTCCAGAAGTGTCAACCGAAACGGTTGAGGCTTCCAAGGTAGAAAAGGTCGAGGCTTCTCGTCCGCTCTACTTCTCATCACCACGTTCACCAATCACAACTGGTGGCGCATATCTTGAACACACAATCAAAGCTGGACTTGGCAACGAGGACTCTCGCCAATACATCAAGGCAGCTGATGACAGCTTCACAACAAATCCAGCGTTCTCGCCGGTATCTTACGTTCGCGACGTTGCACAAAACACAAATGCTGATCGTCCAGTAATCGAAGCTTGCGGCGGTACACGTCCGCTTAGCACCTACGGAATGACAGTGTCTATTCCAAAAATCACCGCTAATTCAACAGCTGCGACAGTTGCTGAAGGTGGAGATCCAACAGGTACAACAGCGATTACCAGCAGTTATGTGAACGCCACCGTAATCAAAAAAATGGGCTTCCAACGCTACAGCGTTGAGCTTTTAGATCGCAGCGATCCTTCGTTCTATGAAATTATGCTTGCAAACTTGCGCGACGCATACGCTCAAGCAACTGACCAATATGTGATTGCACAAATTACTGCTGGCGGTACACAGGCAACAGCAACAGCAGCAGACTCAGCAGGTTTAATTTCATTCGTATCAACAGAAGCACCAGCTGCATACACAGCGACAAAGCGCACAGCTAAGTCATTTGTTTCTGGTACTTCTATTTGGACAACATTGCTCGGCGCAACAGATACAACAGGCCGTCCAATTTACAACGCTGGCAATCCTATGAACAACGCAGGATCAGCAATTCCTACAAGTATTCGCGGCAACGTACTTGGTCTCGATTACTACGTTGACCCAAATATGGTTGCAACTTCAATCGACGAGTCAGCGTTCATTATTGAACCACGCTCAATCGAGATTTTTGAGTCACCTGCTTTGACATTGGCAACAAACGTGCCAACAACAGGCGAAATTGAAATCTCTTTGTATGGCTATATTGCAGCGCAGGCCGTTTTTGCGGGGGGTCTCCGCCGCTTCAACCTGACATAAATCCACTAATCATGGCCTAGGTGCGCTCCCGTATCTAGGCCAGCAGTTCACGAAAGGACAGAGATGCCTAGCATTATTACAGCCTCACAGCTTCGCACAGTGTTAGGCGTCTCTGTTTCTTTATATTCTGACGCGTATCTTGACTCAATCATAAATTCGGCTGAGCAGGTAATTTTGCCGTTGCTCACTGCAAATCAAAACGCTATTGCTGCGGTTTATCTGCAAAACAATGTTGCTTATTACATAACACAAAAGCCAAATACATTTGTGGCTGACCAAAGCGTTGTAATTAGTGGCTGCGTACCTTCAACTTTTAACGGTACAAAAACCGTCACCTCAAACTATTATGATCCATTCCCTTATTTGCCTTTTGCCTATCCTGCGCCTTATTTCTACTTTACTTGCGCGGTTACAAATGCGGACATAACATTTCGCCCGGTAATCCCTGCGGGCGTCGCCTACCTATCCGGGGCAAACGCGGCCACACTTTACGCCAGCACTGACGCGGTTGAACAAGCGGTCACGATCGTTAGTGTGGAGATATTCCAAAGTGTGGTCGCGCCCGGCGGACAGATCGAGGGCGTGGACTTTACGCCGTCACCGTTTAGAATGGGTCGCAGCTTACAAAACCGCGTAATTGGCCTTTTAGGTAATTACATTGACGTTTCAACAATGGCTATGTAAATGCCTACGCCAACAACAATCGCCACAAACGTTCGTGGCACACTCGCAACAGCTCTGGCTGGCGTAGCGGCTTCGGTCTATAGCTCACCACCAGAGGCCGTCATTCCACCAGCTTGTGTGATTGTTCCAGACGCGCCGTATCTCGAAACGACGACTATTGGCAAAAGCACTGTTCGGGTCAAAATCAACTTTGTCGTAACTGCCGCTGTTGCCTACAACAACACTGCCGGTGCGCTCGATAATCTTGAGCAACTTATTATTGCGATAATGGGCGCAATGCCTACAGGCTACACAGTTGGCGACGTACAGCGTCCGACAGTGCAATCAGTAGGCGCTTCAAACCTATTAGTGGCGGATCTCGCGGTCAGCACTTACTACACACAAGAAACAATCTAAGGAGACAAGAAATGCCAACAACAATCGTCACTGGTCGCGACATAACCTTCACACTTGCGACCGTTAACTATGACGCACAAACCACGTCAGTAACTTTGGTCAATGCGCCTGTTATTACTACATATCAAACATTGGACGGCAAGGCTTACAAGCACATTGACGATCAGTGGACTCTTAACATGGAATTGCTTGCAGATTGGGGCGCAACTTCATCATTGTTCGAAGCAATGTGGACAGCCTTTACATCAGCGCCAAACACAGCCCTAGCCTTCACGCTAGTCACTGCAACAGGTGCAAGCTTTGCCGGTACAGCGTTCCCAGTAGCTCCTACAGCTGGCGGCACTGCACCAGACGCACAAACCGACTCATGGGCAATGCTTTGTGCCTCAACGCCAGTTCTAACAATCAGCTAATCGAAAGAGAAACGGGAGCAAATAACAATGAAACTGCCAATAACGATCGAATACACATCAGGCGAGTTCGGTACATATACCGCACAACCGCCAGAGTGGGCGAAGTGGGAAAACAAGACAGGTCAGACAATTTCACAAGCACAAGACAAGATCGGTATTGCCGATCTGCTGTTTCTTGCTTGGAATGCAATGAAGCGCGAAGCTGGTGGCAAGCCAATCAAGGGCTTTGAAATTTGGTGCGAAACAGTTGCCGACGTGACGGTCGGTGAGGTTCTCCCAAAAGCTACGCCGCCGGAAGCGTAAATCGCATTCTGGTTGATCTGGCCTTGGCAACTGGAATTCCAATGAGCGAATGGCAGACGGCGGAGCAGATATACACAGCTCTTGAGATATTGGAGAAGCAACAAAATGAGCGACAGCGTTGAGATTGCTTACGACAAGGCGGATCTCCGTCGCGTTCTAGGCGCTTTCAAAGCAATGGACGCTGAGGCCACAGTTCAGGCCAAAGCTGCGTCTGGAGCGTTGGCAGAATTTGCTCAAGACAAGATTATCGGCACGTCAACTGGTCGAGGTCGAGCGGCAGAAAAGATTGCTCGCGGATCGAGAGTTTCAAAGTCGTCAAAGATCG